CTCATATTCCGGCCCCCAGCCCACCACCTCAATTTCAAAACGGTCATCTTGCGTATCCACCCCGGCAGTCAAATAAAGCACCTCCGGCGGGACTTCGCAGTTATAGCGTTCCCGGCGCTTCAATAGTTCTTCGTCATTCACCTGGGTGCCTTCCTCTTCCCAGGTCTGCCCCATTTTCGTGTTGGTCCAGGACTTCATGGGTTCTATATTGCCCTTTTTCTTTTCCTCATTGGCCAGCAGGAATTTACTTACTATGTCTTTCCACTGCGCCAGCGTGGAACCCAGGGCATTGAGATGGAACCCCCTCACCGGGTTGTCCGGGTCCGCATGGATATATTCCCCGTCCTTAAAGCATTTTTTCCAGGCCGCTTCCGGGGATATGACCCCGCATTTTGCGCAACAATACTGTATATTGTCCAGATCATCTTTGTCAAATACCACGCCGGACCATTCCAGGGGCTGCAATTCCCCGCATTCCGGGCACGGCACGTTCCATTCCCCCTGCGAACTATGTTGATATTCAATCTCAATCCGGGAAGCGTCTTTAATTGTCGGGGTGGACACATATACTTCCTTGCTGTTCCAGAACGTGGTCAGACGTTCCGACGCCAGGAAAAGGGGGTCCCCCTCTTTGCCTGCCGTGGCCGGGTATCTGTCCACTTCGTCCGCCAGCAGTATCTGTATGGGGCGGGAAGCCAGGGAAGAAGGGCTGTTGGCTCCCACCATGGTGATGTGCCCGCCTGGGAATATCTTTTCCAGGATTGTGTTTCCCGTGTTCCTGCCTTTTTCGTTTACCAGGCCAGACAATGCCGGGGTATCCTGTAGCATTTTGGACAGGCGGTCTTTTGAAAAGGACTCCGCCATCTGGATTGTGGGCTGCATAATCAGCACGGGGGCGGGGTCATAGTGCATAAAGTACCCGATTGTATTCAGTACCGCCCCTTCCGTCTTCCCGATCTGGGCAGAGGACATGACCACGGTTTTTTTCACCTTAATGTCTGATATGGTGTCCATGATCTCTTTCTGGTGTGGGACTTTTTCGGTTCTCCACCTTCCAGGCTCGGCGGAAGCGCCCTGGGAAAGCCTCCTGTGCTGATCAGCCCAGTCCGACATTGCCATTTCCGGCGGCGGCTTTAACCTCGCAAATATCCGCTTGAATATCGCTTTACTGTGTTTCTCCGTCTTCTCCACCCTCTTCCACGGCAGAAAAAGCATTGTCGAAATCCGCCAGTTCTTCCAGCGCTTCGTCCGTTGCCTGCTTTAACGCCATAAATATTTCCGTCTGGTCCGTCTCCGTTGCCAGCGCCGGGGCCAGCTTCACCGGGATTGCCCGCACCCGCTGCCGGAAACGCAAAAGCATGTCTGTCATAACCTCTTCCACTTCGCTGGCAGCCAGGGCTTCCCGCCGTTCCAGCTGCAATTCCAGTTCCTGCCGCTCCCTCTTCGTCCGCACCAGCTTTGCCCGCTCCTGGTTATAGTCCACGGCCCCTTCCGGCGTCCCGTCCTTCCGCAGGAAGTCAATATATCGGTGTACGCAATCCTTCAACCTGTACAGCTTCGGCCTGGCCTCTTCCAGGACTTTCTGATCACGCAACTGCCGCACCCGCCGTTCCGATATGTCAAGCCATTCTGCCACCACGGCGGCTGTATACAGCTTCATTTTTTCGTACACCCCCTTCTTTTTTCGCCGCCCGGAAGCCGGAAGCGGTTTTTTTCATTTTGCGGATAGGCCGGGCCTGGGGTCGCC